GTAGAAAAAGCTCCAAAAACTCAATAAAGACGAGCTACGTCTTAAGATGCCTGCGGGCTGCCGAAAGGCTTATAGGCTTCCATAGCGGTCTTCAATCTGACCTTAGGAATTCCCCTATATGGCCCAACCCGGATATCATCTCCGAATGAATAATAAACTTCATAGGGATCGGTTTTAGCCCTGGCAAGCACAACGTAGCGAGATCCTGTTGATGCTGTACCGAAATTCTTGGCCACCATAGGTCTCCCTCTTCTTGGCCAATAATACGGAATACTGAATTCAGCACCGCGCTGTGGACCTGTAAATGTCATTGGCATTGACGAGTACAGATCACTGGCCCACGCGACACCGATATCTGCTGCCTGTGCTAGCACAGAACAGGCCCCAACATGGTTGTCAGTGGAACTAAATACTTTGATCCGCTCGGACGCTGCAGATAGCGTGAATGGCTGCGCAGCGAGCATTGCAGTAGTCAGCACTGATACCGTATGGGTGGGCCCTTGTACTTGACCGCCGTACCCTATAACACATGAGGCGGAATCCGCTACATGTTTTAGACGAGTAGGGCGTTGCGCAAGTGCACGAAGTGACGAAATGTTTTCTCCAGCGACGATAGCGTGCGTAGGATAGGGTGTCCCTGAACCAGGAACCAGCTCGATATCCATGCTTGGTTCGGCATCCTCATCTCCAGGAGCCTTGCCTTGCAGTTCAACGCCTAATTCCCACTGGTTCATCACAGTGTCCCCGCTACTATCAATCGTGCGTATCTTCGTGCGGGGAACCGCCAACTGCACGTTCTTAAAACGAGCAAAAACCCACACCTTGACCGTATCGACAGGATTCTGTGACACAAGCGGATTCACAACCCGAAATTGCAGAGCGCCGTTGGCTGAGCCAATAGGCACAATTGGTTCCGTGCCGTCAAAATACGTAAGTGGCAGCATAGGCGCGTTCGAGGCGAATCCTACCTTGATGTTGTACACAGTAGCGGAACTTACATCCAGGATGGCGCTCATTCCTTGATTAGTAGCATTCGCCCCACTGGCTGGACCAGTGGCCTTGGGATGGTAGAGAACCTCAAGTGACCCTCTGTGGAGGGCCGAAGTGGGGATCACCACGCAATACTCAGCGTCGGCTCGCCAATACTCAAAGGGAATTCCACAGTATCCGGCCCCAGTGGGTGTCCACTCGCCGTTGCTGTTCGCAGGCAAATGGAATCCGGGGGACACAAACAAAGTGGAGAGCTTGTCCAGAGCAATATCATTGGAGGACCAATCAAAGCTGTCTACAGCGATCCACCTGTTCGACATGCTCTCAAAGCTCAAATCGTCGAGGTCCTCCCCTCCGAGGATTCCGGGGTCCATATCAATAGCATTCGCGACCGAAAACCCTGCGACATCAGCAGCGTCGCACCCATCAGTGAGTGCTACGTTTGTGACTGTGCGGTGGGCCACGACAGCAGTGTGCGCCTGCTCGTTCTTTCGAGAAAAGCCAAGCCAGTCGGCTACGAGAGCCACAGATGAGGCCACATTGTTGACCATGGACGCAACCCCACCAACTACTGGCACTTTCGTTAGCTTTTCTGAAATGTCAGCAATGGTATTCGCAGTACGAGAAATAGTCTTGGACTGCTGCAACTCGCGCCCTCGCCTTATGATCTTCTTGGCAGAAGACTTTCCCTCCCACGAGGGAGTCATGAGACGGTAGCCAGACTTGAACCGAGCGTACAAGGTGAGCGAGCCTTGGCTGACTCCTGAGGCTTGAGCTGTAGTAATAGGAGAGAGGCAGAAAACATCTAATAGCCACATGCAATCTGCCGGCCTAGTCTCTGCGTCTCTATCAGAGAAGAAGGGACAGTCAATCACGAAGTCCACACTGCTTGACACAGGTAACAATACGCTTCTCTCGTACGACATGCAGTTAGCCATATGAGCTCCTGTTCCACCTGCGCCATTCACGGTTGGCCAAACAGCAACGACATAAGCGCCCGAGGCGTTACCAGGAACATCCCACACTCCCATAACTTCTATGTCCCCACGCCAATAGGTGAAGTTTCGCAACTTAAACCCCAGAGCTGTGTTGCCAAGAAGAGAGTTGGTGATGTTCCCTGGAAACATTGATGCTCCAGGAATGTCCGTAGAGGAAACGTCTATCCGTGCCCATCTAGTCCAACGCTCTGGGAATTGTCCAAGATCATAGACAGGGGGTTCCTGGTAGGTGCGGAACGTAGAAGGGCTGGCGCTCACCAGCGTATCTGCTGGGGTGACAACCTTGGTGCTGTCTCCAACGACATGGGCTTCCGACTGGACGGAAGGGGTGTTATCTTGGGCCTCTTGTAGAGGAACTGACTCATTGGTCAGGGCATTATTTGAAGAAGACTCCATGAAATTAGTTTTTCCCTGATACTCCACAGGGGGGGGGGTGAAAGACGGAGTTCCGTCATGAACAATTTCTCTGGCACACCAATCAGAGAAAGTACCTTCGCTATAATCCTTCATGGCGTCATCATAATGAAGCAGAGGCCTGGCTGTCAAAGTAGACAAGAGAGCTCTCCACTCTTCGTAACGACGGCGCCCGAGGAGAACGGCGTAGCGATTAGCGGCGTCCACCAACTGGTCCTCATGGTCAGTAGGGGACAGAGGCGAACGCCCTCTGAAGAGAAGCATCTTAACAATACTGGACTCACTCAAAGGAGCGCACCAGCACTCGTACTCCTCGTCGTACCGGAACGTTCGCTTCAGAAACGAAACCTCAGTAAGAGCCTCAGCCTGTGGGGTTGCGTTTTTATTGGCGTCAGTGACCTGAAAACCCGTGATACGCGTAAAAGTTTGGAAGAAATCCGCGGGCAGAGGGTCTTCACTCACGTTGATGTTATCGTCCCCGTAGGTTAAAGTAAGGAATTCTATGCCGTAGTGGCGCCTGGTTTTCTCAAGCATGAGCGACAGTAGGATGCTATTCAGCTCAACAGTGATATCATTTCCGGAAATATTCCAGAAAGCTGTAAACAGGTCTCCTTTGACCGAAATGATAGCCTCCTTCATCGCCATAACAAGAGCCCATGCCTCAAAGCCCGCTCTTTCTCCTGCCGAAATTGCTGTGATACGACGAATTACTTCCGCGACAGCATCCCAACATTGAGGAGTCCACATCTTATCCATACGGGAACAATCCATTGAATAGATGTATTTCCTCGATTGAAGAATGCGCACTATATCCTCACAACATCGACTGCCCATGTCTATGCCGACACAGCATTCAGACGTTCCGAAGCTACTTCGCATGGCACGCTTGAGGATAGCAAACCTCCTCTTGCACGCAATGTTAAATGCGGCTGCAACCATGCAAAACACGCGAGCGGGCTTACCAACCTTGAGGATCTCGTCCTTGAGGACAGCCTCTGCCATGATCCTAGGTACCTTACCCTCTGCAAGGATAGATTCAATCTCATCCAGAGTGCTTCTAAGCTCGGGGGATATGTAGGCACGATCAGGCGTAATGTGACGTGTTTTGGGGCCTCCATGTGGTGGTCCCATCGATGAGCGGAGATTGATTGAGTTGAATTCACCGGGCACGCCACGCAGAGCTTCATCCTCCGTGAGGAAACCACCCCAGTGGCCTGCTAATCGGTCTACGAGATAATCTACGCAGTCCAGGTAGGTGGTATCGGAAGTATTGCTCTCTTTAAGCGCATGTGTGTACGGAGAGGTATAAACTCCATCAACCATTCCACCTTTGAACTGCGGAGGTGCGTAGTCGTGAAATATCTGCTTCTCCTCAGCAAATGCTCTCACTTCCTCATGGAAACTGGTCTTGCGGAAACCTGTTTTAACCGTCCGACCTGCGACCGCTCGCATTCCCCAACAAATGGCTTTGTTCTGCCAGAAAGTATGAGCGACCCAAATCTCTGATTTTGGGGGAAAAGGCTCCAGAGGTGCTGACTGAGTAAGATTACCGGCAAAGCAACCTTCCGCTAAAACTCTGTCGGGTGAATTCTGTAGAATAACTCCATCAATGAGGTCTCGGCAAATTTCCACTGCCTTGGACCACTGTCCAGGTTGAGCGAAGATGTGGACACCAAAGATGCGGGGATATCCACCAGGTCCCAGAGCACCTAAAAGATGCCCACAGTCCCCTGATTCAGTAAGATTGGCGTACTGCCACGCGGGAAAATTCCACTGCTTAGAACTGTCAGCCCGTCCAACCCGTATCATTCGGGGCCCTATAAGAACCCCGTCAGACAGCGAACGTGAGCCACAGGCGGACAGTTGGACATACTTGTGGATTCCATTGCATCCAGTTAGCCCCGCAACATAAGTCAGAGACAGTTCAGCATTGTGGTACAGGTGAGTGTGTTCTCTCCTGACCCTAAAAGTGGCAGCTCTGTACTTAATGTCTATCACGCCTGGTTTACCAAAGGCATGAGTGGGAAACAGTACCCACCCGTTCCTGTATATCACTCCATACATATCACTGCCTTCGAAGCCAGAGCCGATCACTTGCACAACCTGCAAAGCGACCTGCTCCTGCATATGTTCAAAGGACCAAGTGCTAGGAGGATCTGCTGGCATAACAGGGGCGTTAGTCTGTTCAGCACGGTGCCACCCGTCAGGCGGCGTTCCGGCAATAAGACCCTGAGTCGTCAGAGACAGAGTGGACATGATCCTAGATATTATCATATAAGAAGCGCTAACGCCAAGGAGCGTCCCCACTCCGGATGACAACGTAAAGTACTGCTTAAGACTTGTCAAATACTCCGACATCCTATCAGGGGTCTTAAAGTAAGCCAGCACCTGTCCGAGTCCTTCTCTCTGGACTTCTTCACAGACGCATCCTTCATGGGGCATAAAGCAACTTTCACACCTGTCAGTGGCTTTGGCGGCCAGAGATCTCTGGCGATCCAAGTACTGCGCGCGTCGTTCAAAAACAAAGCGCATTGCCTCCTTATAGGAGACATCTCGCAGGACGACACGTGTAACGAGAGTTCGACCATCTGCCTCGACAAACTCTGAGATTGTCCAAGTGCAGCTAGTGGCCATGGAGATGGGTTTGGTGGTGTCCAATCGATCCTGCCCTGGTACGCGGAATTCCTCCTTAACAGTAGGGCGGATCCACAAATGAATCCGCCTCCATACTGCATCAGGGGCAGTCATAGCGAGACTAGCTCCTAGATTTTCAGTATTGCTGGTAATGACTACGTCAGTGGGGCGACAAATAATCTTGCCTTTGTCCGACACGTCCGCCGCTTCAACAGGAAAAGGATTATTATTTACAAGCCGCTGTATGAACTCGCAATGGTTCTCTGCATTTGGCTTCAGTAATACGGCGTCCGGGTCGTCTAGACACACACACGTGGTGTGAGCTCCTAGTCCAGTTTGGAAGTTAGCTCCTGACTGGTAGGAATACACACTATTCTCGTCCCGCCCTTCCTTAAAGGCGACTGATCGTGCGTAAGCCTGCGCGACCATTGTCTTTCCCGTCCCAGGAGGTCCCCAGAATAGAACACAGAATGGAGCTGGTCTTTGGGCATACCGATTTATGTTCGCAAGCGTCTCCGCTCTGAGCGCATTTAAGCGCGCCATGACGGAACTGAACGAGCTCTTCATCGTGGGCGATATTAGTGGCTCGAGCTTCTTACCGTCCGCAATGTGTGCCTCAACTGCTTCTAAGAAGTCATTCGGACACATGTGGACACGAAAAGCGTCTGGGATCTCGTCTTTCTGCACGAGCTCCTGAAGAGTCTTGAGATTCACTGGAACCGCAGTAATGGTGTCCTTGAACTCCAAAACTCCTCGTGAGTGTCGTACCCATCTGACGGCATCTACTCCAAACAGCGGGTTAAGAGAACGCTGGTCTATGCATGCCTGTATGCGCCGACCTAATTCGGCCACACATTCAGACAACCATTGGGCTAGCTTAGTGGTTCCCTCCTTCAGGCCAGCAAACTTAATATGTCTGCACACATCAAGGAAGCTGGGAATGAGGGCTTCGTAGACTTCACCGAAGAAAGTGCGAATTGCGGAGAAGAATCCTAATCCGGCAATTTGCGCTACCCAGGTGTTTTCCTCGTCGCCCTGTCGAAAAGGGACCTGCTTTAACTGCTCAAACATTGAAATTGCTATAGAGCGAGCAATGGGATCATTGTTTAGGGTCTGGAGCAGTGCCAAGTAGAACGATGTGTTAGACTCGGCTGCTGCCATGGCCGCTATGCCAAGGGCTGCATTCAGCACTTGTTGCCAAAGGCCATCAGACTCACGTATCGTCTGAGAGGCAGCTTCCAAAGCGCCCTTCATTGCCTCATAACCGGCCGATCTAAAATAGCCGGTGGGAATAGCAGAAAACAAACCATTTCCTGTTTCCCTTCCGATGCCGTTCCAGAAACTCGGCGTTAGGGGCCGTAAGGCTGCAGAGCTGATTTGACTAACGGAAGACAGCAGAGACGGTAGAGCTGAGGTGAATCCTGCGTGAATTCCCTCTGCTGCTCCTTCTCCAAGTCTACGGCCTACATCGTGAGTGATGGGATCATTGAGCGCTGTGGCTGCGTCCTTAGAGAACTGGCCACCCTCACGGATGGCTAAACAGCATAGCGCCTTATCCCACATCTTCTCGGGGAGAGCTTTTGCTATCACGGATTCCAAGCGTGTTTGATCAACGCTGCGTCCCGCGAAGAAATCATGGAGATACTGGTAACCCTTCTTATGTTTCGGAAGAAAGAAAGAAGATAATTTATCTAGTTCCTCAAGATTTCGCACAATAATGGGCCCGACTCGGAAACACCTGTCGGCCGCAGAAACGACCACAGTTGTACCCGTGAGTTCAGACCACATAGCAGTACCGACAGTAGCAGCTTGAAGCAAGCGCTGAGTCTCGTGAATAGATCCGGCAAAACGTCCTGACATCAGCCCGTTGGTTACTTGATTCACCACTGGGACCAAGCCTCGGGTGTGCTCATATATATACGAGCTTTCTCCCTTAATCCACCTCAAGAATGAGGATGGAGTGTATAAGAGAGGCTTGGGAACGCGTGCGTATCCTCGATAATATAAGACCCTAACATGGTGCTCAGGTCCTAGAGGAGCGGGCGCAGCGTACCGTCTTGCCGGAGGGGCAGAAAAAGTCCTCTTAGCTTGTGATTGTGCTGAGCGAAGCAATCCCATAAAGAAACCTACATCTAGGTGATTGCATCTCATTAGATATAGGATAACATTCACTCCGTTACGATGGGCTCGAAGGGCTTCTTTCGCTGACACAAACAGAGAAGTAGTAGCAGCATTTGAGGCCTGTCGCATGTATGCAACAAGCTCTTGCCGCACTCCTAGCTCGCGCATTTCAATAGCACGATAAATCCAAGCTATAAGAGGCCTAGTGGTTATGTCTTCATCTGGCTCACCAGGATCGTTAACCAGAAAGAGACACTGCATGATGTCATCATCCAGCACGAGCTTTGGATATGTGCCGCTTGGGGCACTACCGTCAGTAGGATAGCCGGGGACGAAAGACAAATCAAACACTTCCGCCATGGAATAGTTGATCTGCTCATCATGTTTGCAGAACTGATCATAGTCAATCGTGTCTGCAGGGGTCAGCATGTAAGAGTAGTCAATAGGTCTAGGGCCAACAGGCACATTGACAGTCTTTTCTGCTGGGTGGAAGTAGTCATCAGTAAAATCCTTCCACCAAGGATCTTCTGTAGTAGGATTAGAATCCCGAGGATCACTGGAGAAATCATCCCACCAGTTATCTTGGGAAGCTTGGCCGTCACCACGGGCCTGGGTTGAACTGCCATTGGCAGGAGGACATGAGTCCATAGTATTAAAACAAAACTCCTCATTGGGAGTGGCATTACTGTCTGAATTGTTCATTTGAGTAAGTTTGGGGGCTCCTAGAGCTGAAACAGAGGGAAAAAGAATGCCAGCACCTACCATCGGTGCTGGGGGGCCCGCTTCACTGCGGGCAGGGGTGCTCACGCCAGGTGCTCCAAAGGAGGCCTTAGCAGAGCAAGAGCACGATTCAGTGATGAACTGAGATTCGGCTACGCCGGTCAACGGCGATTTTGAACTGGGATTGCTCCCAGCGGGCGTCTGAAAACCGTATACAGACTGGCGGGACTCTAAAGGAGAGTCTTCCTTTGCTATATTCTCCAAGCGGGAGTTCTTTTCTTCTTCGGGAAAAGGGTCCTCTGTATTAGTAGTTCTGCTCATTTTTCATAAAAACGGGTTGAACCCACCAGAAATTGAAAGAAAGGCGGTGGGGCTTTCTTTAACACTGCGATACTGCAGATAGGTTCCTGAGACTGGCAAACAGGATTCCAGGTCCGATCATCGGTCAGACCAACGGCATAGAACATAAAATAGTGAAACAAAAATCACGCGGGGCTGTTCTATGGAAAAACCCGCACTCCAATAGTATGAAGTGTACGGGCGGAGCATGCTACTCCAATGGTGCGCCCGGATGCACCGGTCAAAGAATCAGAAACTCGCAAAATATGC